TTCCGTCTATTCTAGCATATTGACCAGCGGGTTTACCTTTGCCTAATGTTGGCATTATTCACCTGAATATGTAGGAGCTGGACTCATTGAATTACCAGAGCCAGTAAATGTACCGCCAGTAAAAAACTTAACAGTACCACTAGTTATCCCAGCACTAGAACCTATATCATGGTCACTTTCAAAGTAAAATAAATTCCTACCACCAGATTCTTCTATTATACATCCACTAGCAGAAGTTATATTTTTATTTGCAACAAGACCATTATGACTAATTAAACTCCCAGAAGGTCTTAAAGCACCAAGTTGGTCTACATAAAAATTACTTAAATAAGTAAATTCTCTTTTATCAATATCTCTAGGGTCTTGTACTGTGTTAATTCCACCAGAAAAATCTCTAACTGTAAACATTTTTTTTGGCATATTATGACCCTCCGTCTGCTAATATAGCAGCAACATGACAAGCAACAGTTCCACTATGAGTGCCACTCGGTCCACCAGACGCTCCAGTCAATGTAACAGATATAGCGTGAACAGAACCAATTGGAGTTAAACGACATTTCATAACCAATATTTCTCCTGCTCCTATATACATATTACCTGCACTATTATGAGCCGCTGTACCAGCGTCTATTCTCACAGCTATTCCATCTGTTGCTGTTCCAGATATATTTTTTATAGCTATCCATTCTACATCATCATCAGCTACAACTGTAGGAGTTGAAGTTCCAAGATAATCTAAAGTAGCAACTAAATCAGCAGAGGAGTTACCAACAGCAACTTCAGCAAATATCCATTTATCATCAGCGTCTACAGGAGTGTAGTCACATATACCATTCATTCTTGATTTTATTTCATCTAAAAATACAGAAGTTGATATGCTAGATGTTGCTTGGTCAGCCATTATTTACGCTTTCTTGTCATTTTTTTAACTTTACGCTTCTTAGGTGGTCTACCTACTTTTTTACCATATGTTCCTTTTCCGTAGGGCATTACTTACTCCTTTTCTTTTTCTTTTTCCAACCTCTTTTCATTGCATCATAGTTTTTCTTAGAGATTGTAGTTTTCTTTTTACTTCTACTTGTACCAGCTTTTTTACGTTTATTAATGTTTTTAACTAAGCTCATATTACTTACCTTTAAAAACACCTTCAAGAATATCTGTTACAACATCTACTACTTTTTCAAAGAATATTTGTTCTTTTTCTTCAGATACAAATGGAATGTCGATACGTTTATTAATTGCACTAGCAATCTTTTCAGTCATTTCATCAGAACCTAGATGCTTAACAGCTTCTTCTTGCATTTTCTCTGCTTGCTCTTCAGCAAGTTTTATTAACATTGATTTAATGTCCATTACTTTCTCCTAGTTTAAAGTTGTAAAAACAAAAGTTATTATAGCCATACCCCCAAGAATATAGTTTCTCCAATTCTCAAGTGACCTTGTTCTTCCATTTGACAACCTAAGTTGTTCTTTTATGTCAGGTAACTCCCTATGTAAAATTGCTTCTATTCTAGCAAGTCTTTCCTTTACGTCATATCTATATTTATCAACTGGTTCGTAATCCATTACTTGCCTTTTAAGGCTGTTATTTCATCTCTGAGTTTAGCCATCTTTTCATTATTTTCAATTTTTATTTCTAATGCTTGAACTCTTAATTCCATTTGATACCATCCCCATCCTATTGCTCCTAATAAGCTTATAACATTAAAGACAAATTTCATATCTAATTTAATGCCGCCCATTGATTCTGCTCATAGAACCTTTAAGTTCAGATACTTGATTATCTAAATCATTAATTTCTTTAGTAATAGCATCAAATTTTCTATCTAATTTATCATCAGATGTATTCCATCTACCTATCAATTTAATAATCATCCCTTCCATATTCTCTAAAGTTTCTGATTGCCCTCTATTTTCAACTTTTAGTTTTTCTAAAGCTTGTTGTTGTGCTTCAGACTTCTTAGATAACGATATTACTAAATATACAAACATTACTCCAACTACGCCAATCATCCCTGCTTCGCCATATACTGCCATGAAATCCATTTATGCCTCTGCCATTTTTATAGTTGGATTATACATTCTATTTTGCCAAAATATAATTGTCATTTCTTCTATTTCTTTTAAATTGTATCCAAGTAAGAAAAATATTGAGTCTCCAACAATGACTGTATTTACTTTTTCTTTTTTTTGGATGTCAATTTTTGATACCATTTTAATTCTTCTTCCATTTCTTCATATCTAGCTTGTTCGTCTACTATGTGCTTTTCAACAAGCTCTTGAATTTTAATATTTGCTTCTTCAAAATTACTTTCCAAATCTCTAATCCTTGTTTCAATCCTCCAGTAACCATATACAAGCATACCAACAAGTATAATAATTTGACCCAACCATTTAAGGTTAAGGCTAACAACAGCATTGTCATCAATGATAGCAGTTCTATAACTTCGTGCTGTTTCATGTTTTTCACTCAAAGAACCATCCACCAAGCAATTGCTGTTTCAACAAACAAATCTGATGCTGTATTATATGCCCATTTCTTTTTAGAGCCATAAGGTCTCCAATCTTCAATTACCCATTCAAACACTTCCCACAGTACACCAATAATAAATACTGCAAATACACACCAGAAATCACTCCAATGTAGCCATTGAAATATTTTACATAAAAATGCACCTGCTGCTAAATGATATGATGTCCAACCATCAAGTTGACCAGTACTTTGTTGCCATGATACTAATTTTGCTATAGGATTATTCATTATTACTCCACTGCTGCTGATTGTTTTATTCCTTGACCTGAATTAAACCAAGCTCTAGTTTGTATATAAGGTTTGCCAAGTATTTCTACTAAGGGTTGTCCTTCATTAGATTCTTCTTGATTGTTTTTTATAAATTGAGAATATAATAAATCTAAATGTTTTACTAAATGAGTTAACTCTGGAACACTAACAACTACTTCTTTTTGCTTGTTGTTCTGAGCTTGATATATTTGTTCTAATGTCATTTTATTATATGTTTTGCTTGAAACGGTCCAGAAGTTAGTCTTATTCGTGAAAGAAGTTCTGACTTAGTTTCACTAGAACCATAAGAAATTCCTCGTTTATCATAAAAATCTTTTATTTCTGCTTTCGTATTTGTATCAGTAGGATAATCTGCTTGACTTGTAGCGACACCATTAATCAAATGATGACCCCCTACTATTAATCTACCATGTCCACTATCATGTTTTTTTGCACATTCTGATACATAGTATTCTTCAGCAACTTTAAAACTATTGCTTTTTTTTGCTACAGTTCCATCTACATCTACAAAATAATCATAAGACGAAGGGTAAGTCAGAGTCTCTTTAGTTCCATCTGGATAAGTCTTTACACGAGTCGCACCCTTAGTTGTATTTCTATGGAGTCGTACACGATGACCCTGACTACACCTTCTTACAATCATGCTTCTGCTTCAACCTCTTCGGCTTCAGGTTCTAAGGCTTTCTTAAGCTCTGTTAAACCTTTTTGAAACTTCTCTACAAATGTCTTTTCACATTCAACTAATTGTTGTCTCATGAAAGCATTTGTATTCAGCTTGTTTTGTATATCCCTTACATGGTCTTGGTTTAACGCAACCTCACCTGCAAGTTCTTTTTGTGAATCAGTCATATCCTCGATAATGTATTCTTCTCCATCGAGATTCAAGACTGGCTTTTCTTTTTTGTCTTTAGCCACTTTTGACTCCTTGTTAGTTAATTAATTATTTTTTGCTATCTTCATACGCCTTTTTAACAGCATCTGTCCATAATGTATCAGCTAATGCTTTTACCTCATCAGATTCACCACTTACATCTGCATCTGGCATAAATGATGTTCTATGGTATGAGAATGATATTTCTTTACCATCTTCCAAAATAGCAGTTTTTGTTCGTTGTTGAATGCATTTATATTCTCCACGAACCTCATAATCGTATGTTATTTTCTTTTCTAAAGCCATTATTTACTCCTTGTTATTTCCAGTATAATATCCATTATACAAAGTATGTTGCTTGAATTATTGCATGACCATCTGCCGACCACTCCGCCCCTGTCATAGCAGTAGCCCCAGTAGCCGCATCATTAATATAAAGAAGTAAAGTTGCACCATTGGCGGGTATATATCCATCAATATTATATCCAGCAGTCACATTAAGATTTAAACCAAGTCCAATATTTCCTACAGATTTATATTTATCGTCGTTTCCAGCCGTAAATGGAAGTCCATTTATTTGTATTCCACCAGATACAGAGCCTAAACTACTTGTTTGGATTCTTCCAATTACTGTTACTTGCCTTCCAATTTTTGTATATGTGCCTTCTGTATTAGCAGCAGATGTTGCATTATTACTACCATCTGAAAGAACTGGTGTCCAATCGCCTTCTTCATAGTCGTCTTGTGTGTTTGCTCCACCACTTGCTGATTGAGTTGCTGGAAATGATATACCAGAACAATGAACATGAGCCGCACCATCTTGAGCCGCATAAACATTCAATACATCTGCATTACCAAGTGTTACTGAGTTGTCTCCAACTCCTGTTGCACCTTGACCTATTACTATTTGATTTGTTCCAGCAGAGCCACTTGGGTCAGCGTCCTGTCCGATTATGACATTACCATCAGCCGCATCATCGTTAATTACATCTCCAGCATCTGTACCAATGATGACATTATTCTGCTCACCACCATCAGCCGCCCCCATTGCCCTTGCTCCAATTACAGTATTTGAACTTCCAGCCGCAAGTACGTCTGCCGCTTGAAATCCTATAACTGTATTTAAACTACCAGTAACTAATGCACTTGCACTATGACCAATAGCAATGTTCCCAGTTGCAGTTGTCATTGTTTTAAGAGCTTCATAACCTATACCTATTGATGAGTTAGCAAATTGACTTCCGCTTGACGGAGCCATTAATCTTAAAGCACCATGTCCAATAGCAATCGTACCATCAGCGGCATCATGATTAGTAGTTTGCAATGCTCCTGACCCTATTGCTATGCAATTATTACCAGCTGTATTTAAAAACATTGCCGCTTTATAAGTTGAATCGAAATAAGCTCCTATCGCAACATTTGCATCCCCAGTTGTTAATGTACCTAAACTATCATTT